AAGCCTTTTAAAAGATTCATTTTATACAACGCCTTTCTTATCAGGTTTAAAAGGTTTGTCCACATATCGCGCCCCCTTTATAGAACGTAGTAACGATAAAAATAATTTGCAGCATAACGGGCTTCATCCATGCAATGATTCCATTCATCCAGCGGCTTGCCATTGTCGCCCCTGCAATACATTCCTAGTTCTTTAATATAGTTATAATGCCCGTACTGTTCGGAAACATTGACAAGCTGAAAAACGCGGTTACTGATCAAATTTTGTAGGCGTTCTATGCCAACCTCTAAGCCCTTTGCAGCTCCCTTAACGTCGCGGGCGTTGTTATCTGCTTTGCGGGTTGCCATTCCTAAAAGGTGCATTTCCTCCCGTAAACTTTTACAGGCTGGGTCTATTAAAATTTCTGTATAGCGCATGTTGAATTTTTTCACACACCAATTTATAAACTGCTGCAGCTCCCTAGCGTAAATACTCATTGCTTTCACTTGTCCCGTTTCGGCTCCGCTATGGTAATAATTCGCAACGCGGTTTAATCTGTATTCGTACTTATCCCGCCCCGCTTCATCCTCAATGCGTCGCTTTGTAACAATGTTACAAGATAGGCTTGTGGCATCGCTCTGCCCGCCGTCGCCTGCAAAATACATTTCTATAGGTATGCCTTGCAGCTGATCGCAAATATTTTCGTCCATGTCAAACATAGAATATATAACCCCTTCCGGCATTACGCGCTTTCCGTACCAATCCCGCGCCAATAAATAAGGATTTTTAGAAAGGGTGTTATATATTTCCTGTTTCCGCTCGTCTGAAATGATAGGGTTATCTATGATTGTCCAATGCTGCCAACGCGTATTTTGAACGTCGAATACTTCTTTAATAATGGGGTGGTTCGGGGCGGGCGGGTTCAAATCTGCCAAATGATAGCGCATTTTTGCGGCAAACGTCCGGCGAAAACATTCTTGTATCATATCCATGTGCAGCAAATTGATTTCACAAAATACAACGCTGCCTAAACTCATTCCTGTAATGGCTTTATGGCTGTCCCCTTTCCCGCCCCCTTTGTAGTAAATTTTTTTAATTCCTCTGCTGGTATGCACTTCTAAATGGTCGCCGTTTTGGTCATGCTTCTCCTTGCATAGTCCATTAAAAATATGTTTTAGCCCCAGCCCGTCGCATTCAATAAAAAGCCTGTACGCTTGCTCTTGGTTGTATCCTACAATTAAATGCTGCTCGTCCGGCGTTTCTGCTAAATATCGGGCATACCGAAAAACGCCGCCTGTTGTCTTCCCGCTGCGGGGTGTCCCTTCATTGACTTCAAGTGTTACATCAAAAGGCTGCAATATAATTTTTTCTTGTTTCGGTGAAAACTCTATCATGCAAAAACCTCCATGAAAAAAGCCCCCCGCTGCGGGTAGGCTAGTTTTGTTTTTCGATTGTCTCTATTAGCTTCTCTAAAAGGGTTGTATCTTTTGCAGCTCCCTTTATTAGCTTTGTCCGCTCTTTTATTAACTCTGTTTCTGCAATGGTCTTCTCAAGGTCTGCATCTTGTTTTCGTTTATCATTCCAAATGAGGGCGCGGCGTCCCAGCATGTCCGCAGCTTTTAACCTGTCCGCAGCTTTTGCCCTTTTATTTCTCATAATTTGGCTTAATGTTTCTAAAATTTCGTCGCCGCTGGCAATTAAAGGGTTCTCTTTTTTTTCAACGCGGGCTTGTATATATTCTTTGCAGGCAAGTTTTGCTAAGTTTTGGGTTGCAATCACGCGCGCTGTTTTTTCACTGTATCCAGCTTTAATTGCTGCTTCTGTAGCATTTCCGCATTCAATGTAATGATCGCAGAATTTTTTTTGCTTTGCGGTCAACTTCATAAAATCACCTTCATGTACAAAAAAAGCGCAAAATATGCGCTATTTTTTATGAATCGTATAATTATTATTTTCCAATTCTCCCGAATTATACGCCGTTTCCTTTTCCTCTGTCGTTACGGTCAAGAAAGAACATAACAATCAATACGAGTAACACACCAACCCAAAATATGGGCGTAAAAACAAAGTGAAATATCGCATTTGCTGAAATAATCCCAAATAATACAATACCAATTACAATTAATACGAAAATGTACAATAAAAGTCTGATCATTACAAACCCCTCTTTCCAATGTTGGTAATGATTACATTATGTGAAATTTTCATCCTTTTCACACAAAAAACCCGCGTTTCTCAACGGGGGCTTTCGCGTCGTTATAACCCAATATTCAAAAGGAGAAAAACCAAATGACAAGAAAATTATCGCTTCTGATGGCTTTTTTATTCTGCTCTAAATAAGTCTTTGTAATACTTGTTTGCAATGCTTTTTTTAAATCCTTCAAAATGCTCTGCATCTGCAAATTCTAAACTGATCTTGTACTCTGTTTCCTGCTCGTACAAATGAAAGAAGTTTTGCAGCTCCGGCATTGAAAAATTATAGTGTTTGACTAGCGTATAAGTTAAGCCGTTGAAAACATCGGACATATAACAATTTAGGTCTTCTTCATCATAGATCAAAGCCCCCGCCCCCTATAATAAATTTTTGTCTGCTAATTCTTGAAACAGGCGCAGCGGGTCAATTAATTCAATGCTATTTGTATCAAACCATTCCAGCGGCAAGGAGCGCCCCCCGCTTTGCTGGTACTGCGCTATTTGGTCATAGTGTACAAAAAATGTTCTGTTGTGGCTTGTGAAGTGAATGAGAAAAAAGGATATGCCGCCGCGCTGCTGCCATTCGCTCAAAAATTCCAGCTGGTGCAGCTCTATATTTGAAAGAGGAAATAGGCGTTTGTTTTCGGTGCTTTTCGCTTCAAAAGCAAATGCCCGCCCCCTGTAAATTCCCATATAGTCAACTATGCTTTTCTTTTCAGGAAATGCGGACGCGATTTCATTTTTGCGCGGGTACGGGTTGTATCTCCGCTGTACTTTCCATGCTGTAGGTACTTTGAATGCAAGCGCCCTTAGCGTTTCGGCTGTTTTGGTGCTTTCCTGTTGCAACTCTTTTAAGGCGTCTATCTTGCATTCTACGCCTTTAAAATGCTGCTCTAGTATATCCTTCATAAAAAGCATTTCCTTTTCTAGCTGCTCTTTCTCCGCAGCGCTGGCGCGGTTGCTTACTACTACAAACACGGCTGAAATAATAGCGGCAAAAAGTACGTCACCTATTACAATTTGCAAAATTACTTCTGCATTCATTGCGTGTTGTCTTCTTCTGCTACAATGATCACTTTAAAATTAATTCCGGCATTGCTCTTTTCTAACTGATCATCAATAACATTATCAAGATCATTCATCATTACTTCATTTCCGTTGTACATAATTTTTGTATTTGCTTCTAATTCGTTCGGGTTCACTCCGTTGTTAATATTATTGTCAACGCCGTTTATACTGCGGTTTACATTCTGTTTTGTTTGCTCTGTAATTGTGTTCGGCTCGTCGTCTTCTTTTGGTTTTAAGCTCGTACAGGCAGACAGAAGAACAACGGCAGCTGCTAACATTGCAATGATTTTTTTCATGCTGTTCCCTCACTTTGCTGTTTTTTGGTCAATAAAAAAAGCCGCAAAATTAAACGCTCTGTTCAAATTTGCCGCTCTTTATTTTATAATCTTGCCCGTTTATTTTAAAATACTGCATGTCCAGCTCAAATTTCCGAAAATTTTCAGGGGTCATACGGTTTTTGATTCCGTCTGCATCAAGTGTACTTGTATACAGTGTGCATTTCCCTGCTCTGCTTTCTATGATCGTTAACAAAATGTCTTCTGCCCATTTATTATGTTCTTCTGCTCCTAGTCCATCTAAAACAAGCAAGTCCACATTTTGCAAGGTTCTTAATATTTTCATTTCCCCGCCGTCTTTTAAGGCGTAGGAGTTCCGCAGCTGCTTTAACAACAAGCGCGTTGAAAGGAAAACAACTGAAAAGCCTTTTTGTGTTAGTCCTTCACACAAGGCATATGCTAGGTGGCTTTTACCAACTGCATAAGGACTATGAACCAACAAATTATAACTAATTCCCTTTTTGAAACGGTCAACAAATTTTTTTGAAAGCTCTAAAAATTTTGCTTGTGTTTCATCCTGCGGGTAATAGTTATCAAAATTGCATTTTTTCAAATGGTCACTAACTAGGCTATTGTCTTCAAACTGGCGCCGGATATAC